TCTTCACCGTCTCTATTAATTTGTGTTTTCAAAATTGATGTTTTACCTAACATATCTAGTAAAGCTTGTTTAGCAGCTTTACCAAAAACTTTTTCTACTTTATCTCTAGTTCTAGATTCTGGTGTGTCGATACCCATGATTCTAACTCTCTCGTCTGTAAGAGTTACACCGAACCCCAAATCAATATCAACATCTACTGTATCACCATCTATCACTTTGATAATTTTTACTCTATATTCGTACATTAATTACCCCTTTGGGTAATCAACTTCTACCCAAAAAATGAATCAAGTGTGCTAACTGGTTCAGTTGTCCACCCGATCTTATTTAATATTACACCTAAAGGTTCAACGAATGACTTTTGAAATTGAGTATCATAATCAATATAAGGTTCAAGTTCAAATTCTTTAGGCAGTGCTGAGACAAATGATATCACATTCTCATTCATAATATTAGGTAATTTCATATAACAAAATTTAACTTTCTCTCCATTCTGTATTACAGGATATTTCTTGTCTATATTGTATTTATATAAAAAGTTATTGTAAAGTAAAGAACCACGAACATGAATAGGTGTTCCTTTATTATAAATTGATGCTGCGTTGTAATATTTCTTAACATTCTGCACACCTCTAGGGAATGATATTTCTTCTATTGGTAATTTATTAAACTCATTTCTAGCATCAGTAATAAACTCCCATACATCACTCTCTGTTCCTGTCATTAATGTTCTAATACCTTCTTCAAGTTTCTTTCTACACCACATTGGTGTTGAAGACTTGGCTGTCTCGATTCCCATCATTTTTAATTTGGGTTTTTTAAATCTAACACCTTCCGAATCATGAACATTAAGAATATATCTTTTCTTCGCTGTCCATATACCTTTATCGGCTATCACTTCTCTACCCATTTCCATTTTGTTTTGATAAGCGTTCATATAAGAGGCTAGTTCTTCATATGAATTAGTAATATATGGTTCAAGTTTTTCTTTGGCTATTGTGTCTAAAAATTCTACAGGATTTTTCGGATTAACTCTATCAACTAAAGTTTCAAATGTTACATAAATTGAATCTGTATCAATCGCGACAACATAATCTATATCAGTCTCTAATAATTTATTAAGATAATCATTAACAGCCTTCTCAACCCACTTGATACTTAACTGACCAGCTGTTGTAATTCCTTCGGCTATCTCTCTATTGAAATATCTGAAATATTGATTCCCCAAAGCACCATAACAACTGTTAAGTGAAATCTTTCTCACCATTTGATTATTATGATTCTTAACAATATCATATTCAAGTTCTTTTCTTTTAACTAAATTATCTTTCGGAGTATTTTCAAGTTCCTGTTGAGATTGAATCATCTTTCTTTTGAACAAAACTCTTTGATCATACATTTCTTCTAATAGTTCAGGAAGAAATCCTTGTTTATCTGTTCTGAAAAGGGCACCATTGGGCGTCACAGTATTTGAGGTCAACATACTTAAATCAACTTCACCATTTAACAGTTTCTTCACATTAATTTCTTGACTGAATATTTTTCTTTGATAAGTATCTGGACTCATATTATATTGCATAATTAAATGAGGATATAGACTATTCAAATCAAATGACATTACCCATTTATGTTGTCCCACTTGAGGTTCTTTTACATACGCACCGACTATTCTAGAATCTTGAGCCATCTTCTTGGGTGGTGGAACCATTCCTCGTTTCTTTAAGAAGTTGTAGATAATCAAATCCCAATATCGAACAGAACCAAATACATCTTCAAAATTACACTTAGCTTGATAAGCCATTGTTATAACTAATTCCATAAGTTGTAACTTATTATCTAATTCTTCAACTAGTTCTGTATCTCTTACATTATAATCTAAAAACTTTTGATAATCATTCCTATAGAATAAATGCATAGCTCCAAACTCTGAGTAATCAATTTTCTTCTTACCCAATTCTATCTCTGCGATATGATCTAAACGATATGTCTCTCTAGTAATGTATGTAAACTTCTTATACATTTCTAAATAATCTAAAATAGCTATACCAGCAATGTTATATGAGACCATCTTCTTTTGTCCCATGTATAACCACTCTCTTGATGTAACTAATTCATGAGGAGACAATTTCCTAACTGTATCCCAATCAAATAATTTCCAAATACGATTAACTAGATAAGCGATATCAAAAGTTTCAACATTCCAACCTGTGATAATATCAGGTTCTAAATCGTCCCACACTTTCATAAAGGTTGTTAATAACTCTTTCTCATGATGACATCTATGATAAATTAGATTAGGATCATCAGATTTATAATCAAAGTTATCAACACCAATAACATGAGTTTCTTTATGACCAAAGAGTTTCATAGTTATCGCGTTAACTCTTTCTTCGGCTTCTGTTGGTTCTGGAAAACCATTTTCACATTCACACTCAATATCAATATTAAGTATGTTTATATTCTTAATATCAAAGTCTATATCACTTGGAAACGATTCTGATAGATAAGTATATTCCCATTGTTCTAAACCATGAATATCAATACCTGTATTATCGTATTGTTTCTTCCAATGTCTTGCGTCACTTGGAGATTTAAATTTCTTTGGTTGTAAATACTCACCAGATATTGATTTATTGGCAGTAGGTTTGTTTGTAGGTATATAAAGAGTAGGTTCATACTTTAATCTCTTAATATACTTCTCACCATTCTTTACACCTCGTGCAAGAATGAAGTCTTTGTATCTTTTTACATTTGTATAGTAGTGCATAATATATCTATTATACTATAGAAACGCCATAGTGTCTATACCATTCTGGTTTCTGTAGTATCCTTTCTTCAATTCGTTGTCGAATTATCTTTTGATCTTCGACTGTTGGTTTCCAATCATTAAAATATTCTATTGGAAATTGTGAGGTTTTGAAATGTCTATGATCATCTAATTTGAAATTTCTTTTCTTGAGTTCTTCTCTGATTTCGTCATATCTTTTAAATAGATATTTACCTTTATCATAAAAAAACAATACATGACCTTTATTTAAAGTAAAGTTCTTGGGTATTCTTTTAATATCCCAATTTTTTGAGTTGAGTGATCTCTGTAATGAAGAACCGATCATGAATATCTCACGATACTCCGCCATTAGGTGTTGATCGGTTAGTTCTTCAACAGGTATTATATTAATTCTGGTCAAATTACTCTTTCAGGTATAAAATGATTTTTTACACAAAGTAATTTTTCTTCGGCATGTGCCATCTTTTCTACTTGAGAATCTATGGCAGCGACAACATCAGGATGCTCTCCAATACCTACAGGATTCTTCATGTATACTGAAATGTTAGCCTTCGCTTCAGCAATCTCACCTTCATATTTGATTATGAGTGCTTCTCTCAATATTTTTTCCATAATTTATTTATCCGTTGTGTCTATATCCCTAAGACGATTCATCAATCGTTTGGCTCGATTATAGACTTGTTTTGCCCATTTACTGTCTAGACCTTCCTCTGAAGCTGTTTTATAATCACCTTCATTCAAAGCTTCAAACATTTTTTTGAATTTTACTAATCTAGTTAGTCCTAGATTGAAAGCCATGTTAGCTATAATTAACTTAACTTCTTCTGGCCAATCTCTCCAGTTGTTGTGAAATCTATCTTCACATTCTTTTAGAACAGTATTTAAATCTTGAAATAATAGTTCATCACATCTAGTTTGTGTTATAGGTGTTCCAACACCCATACCATATTCTTCATCAGATTCTAGAATTAAATGTCCTACTCCAACAGTTGGATATCCTAAATGATCTTTGTATACTTCTAATACTTGACCTTCATCAGATGTTATTTCTTTTTTAAGTCTTACTCTAAACTCTTTACTATATTCCATTTTTTAGTTCCTCTAGCCCTTGATTGGCTAGTAATTCTATGAGAATATTTCCCATAAGTTGATTAAATTCCTCGTCCTCTGATATTGTGTTTAACAATTCTTCTGGACAGGATCGAACAGCTCTTTCAAAATCTATAGTAGGTATTTCCTTTTCTTCTCTAGGTATAAAATTTATTTTACCATATTGATAAATTATATCTTTATATTTACCTGTTAAGATTTTAATAGCCTTTTCACCATTCTGATGAACAACTTCTGTATAAAGTCCATCATCAAATAATGGATAATGAGTATTTATAGTATTATCTGCCTTGGCCACGATATCTTTTTAAAGACCTTTTCTTAGCCTTGTTCATAGTTGAAGTTCCGATTTTAACTCGTCTACCTCTACCACCAACTCCAATAGAACTAGTTTTTGAACCTTTAGAATCTCGAAGCGATTTACGATAAAGACTCGCCATTATTTTTTAGGTTTGTTTTTTGAACCTTTAGGTCTTCCACGACCTCTCTTGGCTGGCGCTTTCGCTTTAGTTCTTTTCTTAGGGGTTCTTCCATCAGTATATGCTTCGTTAGTATCTGCAGTAGATTTATCATCAGCGACATATCTACCTTTATTATCACGAGCTCTTTCACCGCTAGGTTCACCAATTAGAAAAGTCACAAATTTATTCCATATTCCCATTTTCTTCTCCGATTGTTTATATTAAATAAATGTTTATTTTTTTATTTTTAAACATACTACTATTATACTATGGATTCCTCAGGTGTCAAGTTTTTAACACCTGAGTATCCAAATT